AAGTCTTCCAATAAGTTCTGTTGGTTGAACTTCATGTTGTATTGACCGGTTTGTGCATCGATCAATGGAGTCTTCTTCATCTTACCGATCATACGTTGGATATAGTTATCCACTTCGTTTGGTGGGATGGCTCCCACGTTAACGTAGAACGTTCTTCTTTCTGGGGCACGCGTAATTCTATGAATCAACATCGCATCTTCGATCAAAGTATATTGCTTGAATAGTTTTCTTGCCGGTTCCAAATAAGATCTTCCGTATGGTAAATAGTTAACGTCTCCAATAAATCTAAAGTGAGCCATTTCGTATAAATCGAACCAAATTCCTGGATCTTGATTGTTAAACGCTGATGTAAATCCTGTCGTGGAACCTAACGCCGCGTTTGGATCAAATTTGAATCTAACCTCGTTTGGATTTTTTGGATTGTAACCTTCCTGTCTAACGATATTGTAAGCAGAGAATGGAATTACGTTGTAAACTCCGAACTTTTCTGCGATCTCTAATTTTAAATAGAAATCTCCGTACTTACACATGTTTCTAATCCAAGACCACAGATTAAATTCTATGTTCATTACAGAATAGAACAAGTTTTCAAGTAAATTTTGTATATTTTCGTCAGCAGAAGTAATGTGGAGTACTTGACCTTGGTCGTTCTTTAAAGTACACTCGTCCGCAATAATGTCTAACGCAGAAGCAATGATGGCATCGGTATCCATGGCATCGTAATCAGCGTAGATTTGTACACGAGCTGATTGGTAGTTTTGTGCTAGGTTAAGATTCGCTCCGTACGCAGTAGATGTCGTATAGACTTTGTGGAATCTATCGATTAAAGAGTTGGTTTGAATCACACCCGATGTTTGGATGTGTTCTGTATCTATGACGTCTAAATTCTTTCCGCCCGAATCTCTAATAATGATATCGGTAGAGAATAGCCTTCTAAGGGCCGAAAATAGGTTGTCTTGTTTGTTTTCTGCCATATTGTGTTATTATAAAAGCCAAGTTAAATCTTCATTTGTTTTTCCCATTGGCGTCGCAATCTCTTGCTGCCATGGATTGTTACCATAATTGGTATAGGACTGGTACATTGGACTATCGTCTCCAACTTTTGTGTAAGAGTTTAAAGAGGCTTCGGTCAAACTCTGAGCGGTCCTTTTGAACCTCAGAGATGTCTCTCTCAAATACATTCCTATTGCAAAAGCCATTACCAAGTCATCGTTGTAGCCTGACATGGCCTGTTGCTTACCATTCTTCCATATAAATACGCGAAGCTCCTCTAATAATCTAATCGATCTTATAGTTACCGTTTTGTTTTCTATAAAATCTCGCATCTTTTCTAGTACTGAAGGCCTTACCTTAGTACTCATTGTGAATCCTGGCACTAGGGTAGAGTTTCCATAGTGTACGTTTAGATAATTATCAAAGTCTCCAGAATTGTCCGATCTGTGACTAAAATGAATATTGCTGTAACCACTCTCAACCACTCCCTGAACTACGTCCCAACCTATATTTGCGTTTTCAATAACCAATAAGGCTTGATTGTATCTAGTTGCTATCGCTATCAATTCGTTGGCGTACACTCTGGTATCTGTCTGAGCTTTAAATTCAGCTACTTGCGTTAGTGTCTCTGTATCTATAACATGATAAGCAGAGTAGTCCAAACTGTCTCCTCTCGCTACGTCGGCAACTACCATATAGTAACTCATTGGTTTTGGATATTCCCAAATCCAAAGTGCTTTTTCCTGACCTTCTCTATTGATAGGTTCGGATATCATATTTGCCTCGTACCAAGTTAAAATTTCCGGAGGAATTACGGTATTACCTGAAGTTGCAAAGTCACAATCGCACTCTTGAGCAGCCATTCTAATTCCCAAATCCATGTCTTGTTTATCTCTCCAGTCTTGCGCTCTTTCAGGGTGAACACTCCAAGGTAACGAAATAGGTAAAAAACTATTCTTTTGTAATTGTGCGTCCGTGTAAGATTTGTGGAACCAGTTACCAACACCGTTAGGAGTAGATAAAGCTATACATCCACCACCGGTAGCCAAGGTCATCTTAGCCGCAGTGTAAATTGTTTCAATGTTATCGATAAACGCGGCCTCATCAATCACTAGTAAAGATACGGCTTCAGAACGACCTGCGTCACCTGCCGCCGATACTGCTTTGATTTGAGAACCGTTTGTTAGTCTTAAACTTAATGCGTTATTAGAAGTTGCTGCTGCTCCAATCTTCATCCAGTTAGGAAGATTATCGTAAGCAAACCTAACTTTTGTAACTATGTTCTTTGCTGTATCTTGCTTTGTCGCAATTACAAGAACGTTCTTATCTTTTGAAAATATCATTAACCACAAGGAGTAAGCGGATACTAGAGTAGAGATACCTAACTGTCTTGACTTATTGATTATGGATTCCGGGTACTTTTGAAATAATGTTAAAACTTTTTCTTGAAACGGATAAAGATCGAATAGAAGTCTTCCCCTTTGTGGGTGTTGAATCATGTAGTACTTCTTCATGAAATACACAGGATCTTTAGAACAAGTTATAAACTCGTGCTTGATCCTCTCTTTTATATCGATTTGATTATCTGACATTATTTATGCGTTACTACGAGACCTATGATAAGGGCACCCATAACAAACTTTTCAATTTTATTCCTCTTCATTTTTAAATCGGACTTCTTTAAATCGCCCTTTAAACCTTCAACAATAATTTTGTAATTGTCTTGTTGTTGAACTTGCTTTTGAATGATTGATTCGTAGTTGCCTTCTTTAGTTCTTAATGTAACGATAATTTTGTCTTTACCGGTTACTGTAGATTCTAGGTTTGTAATTAAACTGTCTTGATTTAAAACGATATTTTTTGTTCTGTCGAAATCAATTAAGTCAACAACAACAGCTTTTGATACTGGAATTGGTAAATGAGTTGTGTCTTTAGTTTGTACTTGATATTGATCTTTGTATCTGTCTACGAAGAAACTATCCACTTGATGAGGATGGTATGCTGCAGCGGCTTTTAACTTAGAATTGTCTTCTTTTAAGTTTTTTAAGTTGTCTTTTAAAATGTTTGCTTTTACTGTTAACGCTTGATTCTTGTACTCTTCATCAGTGATAGTGGTTTCTAAGCTATCGTTTTGTTGGTGAAGACCTTTTATTTCCACACCTAAAGAATCTATTTTTTGTTCGTAAGCTACTGTTTGAAATCTTTCGCCTTCAAATTGCTTGAAAATAAGCCAAACTCCTATAATACAGACTAAGGCTATAATTGCTCTTGTTGCTAATTTTACCATGATTTTTGTTTTTCTAATAAATATGTCACTAAGCTTCTTCTTCCTCAGGCTTGGGAACGTACTTCTTAGTTGATGACACGAATTGAGATGCGTTTAATTTTAACCCGTTTATATAGTATTCCTGTCTCCCGTCTGGATAAATCATTGCGGGGCCAGTTAAATTGTGAGGTCTTGGGTTTCTTCCGGGTTCTTGAATAAGATGGATCGTAATGCCATCCGGTGTTTTCATAACTCTGTGAATAGTCTTTTTCATATAACCAATTTAATAAAATTTCTTGATACTTTTTAACTAAAGTCTATGGTGATAGTGCAATACTAAAGCATTCTAAAGGCCAACCTCTTATTTTTTGGATTGTATATTGACAATGAAGATTCAAATTCAAATTCAGAAGAAGAGAAGCTCTTTAAATTAAATCTAGCAGTATTCTGTTTAACGTTCATTGTTAAATATAATTGTTTAACTTCTGATTTGCTCATTATATCGGTTAAGGCTTTTTTATAAACTTTACTAGAGTTTAGGGAAGCAGCTACGTAATTAACCAATGGAGAAGTAATTACTCCATAATAAGCTTTAGGAGATATGTCTCTCCATCTTATAGGAAAACCAGGAGCTTTTTTAATAGCGGCAAAGAAAGGCACAAATTTCTTTTTTATGATGGCATCTTTTTGTTCGTCAGTAGTTGCTGTTTTTAAAATCTTATTAACATAATCGTTTATAGATTGTGCATCTATATTTTGAACTGGGACTTTTATAATTTGAGAGAGTTTATCCATTCCGTCTAATTTTAATGCTTTTGCAATACTTAGAGGACCTTGAACTCCATCTTCACGTATAATAGTCGTAAGTAATTTGTATAACGATTTTTGTCCTGGTGTGGTAAGTTGTTCAGGCTTAATATTTTTTACTGTGTCTGTTATAGTTGCTGCTCCGCCTTTGTTGTATTTTGCCGATACGTTAAATCCGTCTAATTGAAAATCTGCTAAAGGATTGGCTTCAGCAGCGGGAAATACAATTCCAGATCCAGCGTTGACTACACTTTTTAATAAAGCAATTGCTCCTAAACATTCACCAAAATCTGATCCAACCATTCCAACGTCTTGTGGACTAACTTTAGTAAGTGCCTTTCTAGTTCTTTCGCTTAATGGTATTTCTTGATCGAATTTAGTAATTTCAGCAGTGTCTGCAAATTTACCTTTAGCTGCGCCTTTTAATACGTCATCAACTAAACTATCTAATAGTTCTTTAAGCGATTTATCATTAGTAACATTAGGTACATTTTTTTTAATCGTGTTAGCTAATGAGGTCGCATTTTTAAATTTACCGCTAGTAAGCCCCAATTTAACTGGAGTTAGTGCTTTTGTTTTTGTAGAAGCTCCTTCTTTTACTGTACTTACTATAAAAACTGTTTCTCCTTTTTTATAGCCTTGTACAGGTTTAGTTAGTTGTACTTTATAAGTAGGATAAGTGCCTGATTTGGATTCTCCTTGGTTTTTTTGAAATTCTTGTACTTTAAAAGCGTCTTTAGGCAATAATTTACCTAGCGCTTTTTCAATTAAAGCTTGAACATTCTTTGAAGTTTCAAAATTAGTTCTTAACACTTGTCCTCTACTGCCTTTATTCTCTATTGATACTTTATATTTAGCATCTGAAAGTGCTTTTTGAATTGCCTTCAACAAATCAGGAGTCACCGCTTCTTTAAGCAAAGCTCTTAGTATGATTGATTCTTTTATTGGCTCGTTTTCCTCTTCTGCGGGTTCAGTTTCTGCTGGCGCTTCTGTTGATCCTCCACCTGTTTGATCTCCGCCTCCGTTATTATTTCCGCCGCTTAAACTGCCATCGTCTTCGCCTTCGGGTCTAGTTCCTTGTTCAGCTCCATCAGGTCCTTTTGTTTTTAAAGGACTTCCTTGTTGTAATAATCTACTGATGCCTTTCATCGCTCTTTCTTTCTCACCAATACTAGATAGGTAATGTCTTTTACCGGCGATAACTGCTTCGTAAGTGTTATCTCCCATGTAAGTCAAATAGAAAAATTGACTATTGTGTAAAACTACTTTAAATGTAGTTGGTTTTGGAGCTTGTATGAATATAGCCGTAACATATTCTCTAAAAGCAGGAGTCATTAACTCTTCTAATAAAATGTTTAGAGAGTGATACTTCTTAAGAATAAATCCCATTGGATCTTTATCGAACGAAGAGTCAGGTTTGTCCGCTTTTGCATTCGCGTCAGTTACTTCAGAATCCGTAGTTTCTGTATCTTCTGTTTCTTTTGTATCTTCGTCAGCTTCCAAAAGAATTGCTTTTAATATGTCTAGGTCCTTATTCATTATGCTAATAAAGTATGATACTCTTTAAAGTGTTTAATTCTATCTTCTAAACCAATAGTTCCACCGTTTACTCTCTTTGTGATTGAAGTAACTGCAGCGTCTGTAGCTCCGGCGTCAGCCAATTTGTGCAAGCCATTTTTATGGAAAAACCAAGCAGCTGATGCCAAAGGATATTTTGTAGCGACCAAATCAGGGTTAGCTACGCAGTCTTCGTTTATTTCAGCAGAGAACGCTTTGTAGTTATCGTGACCTGTTAATTGAATAAATCCACGACCATGAAATTTCCAACCGTCTCCAGTTGCTTCTGCGCCGTTACCCATTCTGCCGCCGTAAACCAAATTGGCTATCTTTTCTGGTTTTCTTTCGTATAATAAGGCTTTTGCTTCGTCAGGAAAGTACTTCTTAAAAATACCTACCAAACCTTTAGCGCCGTAGTTTAAATTCTCCTGTACTAGTTTAAAACCGCCTGATTCGTGACCGCATTGTGCCAAGAAGTGAGCCAATCTTAATGGAGTATTGATTTCAAATTTCTCTTGAATTCCTGGTATTTGAGAAATAACTGAATCAGGAATGTGGCCTTTTAATTTGTCTAAGTTCATGTTATTATTTTATTTACGATGAATGCCTTTCCACATTGCGGCTGCAGCAACTTTTTTACCAATTTCTTTAGATCCGTATTCTTTTGCAGCGGTAGATGCTAATTTATCAAATCCTCCGTGTCCAACGTTTTTGCCTTTATGAGCTTTTTTTTCGATACCGCTCTTTTGCTTTTTTGTTAATCCAGCAGATGGTTTTGCTTCGTATAATGCTTCTTCGTCAGGAGTTTCGTTTCCTTCACCAGCTTCGTATTCGTAGTATCCGTCGTTTGCTTGACCAATATAGTTATCCGCGTTTGTAATGTGATCTTGAACCCAAGCAGGAATATCTATCTCTTCGTCACCCAATTTATTCATCAATTCGCTTGCATTGCTGATAATGCTTTTTAAACTGGCTTTTGCCATAAACACTTCGTGATCTGGTGCTTGAGGATTTGGTTGTTGTTCACCCTCTTCTTGCATATATCCACACTCAGAGCACATTCTGTCTTCATACATCATCGCAGCTCCGCATTGTTCGCACACCATATTGCTATTCATCGCTTGTACTTCTCCATTATCTGGTGAAGGCATTGTTTGTAGTGGTCTTACTTCCATACCAAAACGAATGTTATTTTCATCGTCTTGTGGATTGTATTCTTCTAAATTCTTCTCAATTGCTTGGCCTCTTTTCTTTTCGTAAGAAGAGATTTCTTTATCGTGATTTAAGTCCGCTTTGTTTGGATGTTGTAAACCAGCTTTTTTGTAAGAGATTTCTCCGATAGCTTCTTTAAGTAAGTCTTTAAGTTTCATTATTTGGTATTTTATTGCGATATTTTAACTTTCATTTCAACTTCGTAACCATTTTTTGTTTGAAATGTTTTTGAATCTAGTATTTCTATGCCTGCGCTTAGTTCCGTCTTTCCTAATTTTTGCATTAAATCTTTTGTAGCATTTAATCTTGCCATTGTTCTAGCAGTGTGCTCTTGAGAAGATTTTCCAAGGCCAAATCCAGTTGTTGTGTCTTGTTTTTGAACTTGTGTAGTTGGAGCTTTATTTGGCTCTTGTGCTTTGGCTTGGTTTGGAGACATTGCTAAACCGGCAGCTAATGCAGTAGTTCCTAATATTTTTTTTAGACTAAGTTCATCCATAGTATTAATATCGTCAGCAGCTTTAACGGCTTGTTTAAATGCTTTAGTTCCTTTTCTAGCCGGTTTTTCTCCCCTAGCTCTTTGCGCTCTAATATTTGCCCACAAACCTGGTTTTTCTTTGCTTTCTTCTATTTCTACTCCAAGTTCTTGTCTGTATTGATTAAAATCTTCGTAAGAAGCGCCTCGTAATTCTCTTTCTACCTCTTGTCTTGATGCTTTTGAATTATTTGGAAATATAACGCTAGAAACTTTCTCTGGATTTTCATCGTACAAATCCATGATGGGTTTTATAGTTCCTACGCCCATTTCTAATAGTATGTCTTTTAGTTTTATCATATTACCATGCTTTACAAGACCAATAGTTTGCTTTCCATTTTGGTCCTGGATTATCACAACCGTGTCTTGCTCTATAAGACTTTCTATGTTTGGGAAGGTGCTTTTTAATTGCAACTCCTTTTTGTCCGAAATTTACTTTAACTACGTTTCCTTTTGGATTTTTAACGTATACTGATCTCTTTTTAGGACCATCTGGACTTAAATGAGGCTGATTTAGAGTAACATTTTTGCCATGATACTTCGCTTCATCTATAATCTCTTCTAATATATCCGCTAATTTAATCATTAGTGTAAATTATCTAATTTATAGTTAGTTGTTTCGATTAAATCTACTATTTCGTCTACTTGATTTTGAATATAAGAGTCTTGAGGAAGCTTTTGTCTTGCAGCTTCTACGTATTTAACTAATGCTCTAAAATAAAAAGCAGGATCATTATCTTCTCTTAATCTAAAATTCAAATCATAGCCTCTAATGATGCCATAGCGACCCTGATAAGATTCTACAAGACCGTCTACGTGTTCTATAATTTCATTATAGTAGTTATCTAGAGCCAAGTGGCGAGCTTCAGAGCCTTCGCCTTGTTCTTGCCAATGAAATACATGAGCTTGTTGTCTAGAATTTAAAAGAGTAGATATAAATTTTGATATTGCACTCATTTAATTATTTTTTCTTTGGTAAAGCTGGAATTGCAGGAATTGTTGGCTTATTTGTGTCTGCTTTTTTTGCAGGTAAAGCTGGAATTGCAGGAATCTTTGGTTTATCAGATCCACTTTTTGCTGGTAAAGGCGGAATTCCTGGTTTTTGACCTACATTTTTAGTAGAATTATCTAATGCCATTTGGGCTTTATCTATAGCGATTCCAATTTCTGCTGCAGAAGCTTTTGATAAAATAGTGTTAATTAATTTTTCAATACCTGCGATCTCTTTTGAAGACATACCTGATTTAGAAGTTACATCTTGAGCGTATTGTCTAAATGCTTTTGCCAAACCGCTTGTGCTATTGTTTATTGAAGGAATTGGAGGTGCTACGGCTTCTTTAACTACCTTTTTTTCTTTTTTGTCTTCTATTTTTTTTGATCTTTCAACTTTTTCAAGCTTACTCATCAAATCGTCGATCTTTGTAGCCATCATAGCAATCTTATCTTTGTGTTGACTAGCGTTTTTAGGGTCTGCTTTAGCTGCATCTACGTGTTCCTTTCTTTTCTTTTCAAATTCCTCTATTGCCTTTGTAATTTTAGAAGCTACATCGTTTTTCTTTTCTTCTAAAGCCTCCATCTTTTGACCGTGTTCTTCGTAAAGACCTTCTGCAATTGATTGAGCTTGATCTTGATCTGCAAATACAGCGTGTACGTGATCTGGAACTATTTCTGAACCACCAAGACCTACTAAGGGATCGATTGGTTGAACAAGATCAGTTAATTGACAGCCTGAATAAGGCTTTTTAACCATGTATAATGTATCGATAGCACCGTCAATGCTTTCTTTCTTTGCTTTTTTAGGTAAGCCTTCGTGTTCTGTAGAAGCGAAGTCTTTTACGTCTCCTGGTTTCATTGTTTTTGCGATTTTAGCTGAAGTAGTGCCTTTTTTGGGTTCGATTTCACCTTTTTGGATTCCTCTTGCGATACCCATTGCTTGTTGTTGTTTGATTGATGTAGCAGGCATTGAAAATTTTATTAATAAATATCGGAACTTTTGATCTCTTGTAGTCTGGCTTTAATTTCTTCGTACATCTTATTCTTATCTCCACCTGACCACTTTTCAACGTCGCCTTGCTCAGAAACAAAGGTGTCTTTTTCCTCGTACCATGCATCTACTGCTTTTTCGAAGTCCAATAAGCTGGCCCTAGCGTTGGATTTTACCATTCCACGCTCGTACTCTTCCCATTTTCCGTCCAATTTTATCTTTGCTTCCATTTCAATTACGCAATCAAAGCATCTATCATGAATAGCGTACATTTTCTTATTAAGATCAGTAAGCTTCATCGCTTTTTTGCACTTCGGACAACACAAAGGCATGACCACTAGCTTTTTGAACTTGTCCATCTTGGTAATGTTCTGCTTAATACCATTGGATATAGTCCATTTGCGTCCGTCTTCTTCCCAAACGTCTCCTTCTGTATGATCTATAGATTTCTTTTCCCAACCGGCCAAAGTCTGTGTAGCAGCTCCGGTGTTACCAGTAATAATGTTTCTGGCTCTTTGTACGTCCTTCTTGCTAAATTCTTTTTTCAAAACTGATTGTTGCATTCTACTTTTGTTTTATTTCTTTTAAGATATCGGTAAGTTTTAAACTTTTGGATTCGTATATCATTTCGTGAGTTTTTCCAAATTTTCTCATTAATATACCTGCCATTGAATTGGCCTCGTTTTCTATATTAGACCCGGTGTCTCCGCTATTCATGTCAAGTTTTCCAAGTTCGTTTTGTCTGTGATGAACCAATTCGTGTGCTAGCGTTCTAAGCGTATCGGCCAAATTTCTTTTACCCATGTAAACAGTTACGTCTCGCTTTTCGTTTCGGTATCGGCCAAAACTATGCAAATGTTTTGCCCATTTGTTGTCCAAAATAAATTTAATCTTTGGAAGCTCTTCTATGTTTATTTCATTTTCGCAGAATTCAACAAAGTCTTTTATGATTGCTATTTTTTCTTTTGGCGTCATGTTATTTTCCGAATGCGGTTTGTAAACCTCTAACTATAAAGGATCCGGTGATTTTATATGGTTTGTCGTAAACTGCTTTGTCTCTTACTACTATTCCCTCTTGATCTTTAACGTCTCCAAGCGGTGAAGTCATATTGTCCAAGATAACGTCTCCTAAATGCATAGTAGCATTGTATATTACAAAAGAATCAATAGCAATCTGAGCATCTTTCATGTCAGAGACTAACTGATCTACTGGTTTTCCATCCATGATCCACATAAACACTTGTTTGCTTAGAGCATCGACAGTCTTTCCGTCTTTTAATTTCAATTTCATGCCCTTTGTGTTCTTAGCCTTGCTCAACCAATCGCTCAATGATTTGGTTTCTTTCTTTCCTTTACTTAAAACTACTGTGTAGCTCTTAGATAAAGCTGAAGAGAAGTTAGGTTTGCCTTTTAACTTGGCAGGAATTTCTCCCATTACTTCGAATCCGTACTTTTTTGCTATTGGCGTCATCTTCTCTATCAAAGACTGTAATGCTTTCTTGTCGTAAGAGATCTCTTTGGTCACTCTTTTAGTTGGACTAACTCTATCTATCTGTAAAAGATTGTGTATTGCTAAGAAGTTACTCTCGTACTCTTGTACATTTGATTTTCCTTCTACATATTCTATATTAAATAAGATGTTTGGATTCTTTAGCATACCTAACTGAGCAAGTTCTCCTTTAATAGCTGGCAATGCCTTGTTGAATATCTCTAAAACTTTACCGCCGATCTTAATCATGCCATGGCCTTCGCCAAATCTATCAGTTAGGTCTTTAGAAGTAACGCCTTTAACGTCTAGCGGCTTATTAGAGCCTCTGTCCATTGCAAATTGTACTTTACCGTCTATTTTTCCAAGTCTAATAGAAGCATTGATGCCGTCTATTTTAACTGGAACTGGCTTCTTTGTTAAACTTACTGCTGTCTTGTTAAAAACGTCGATAAGATCTTTACCAGTTTTTACAGAAGGAATATCGAAAGGGTGTGCCATGTGTCCAGCAGCTCCACCTTCGTTTAATAAATTGTAAACTAGATATTCTAATATAAGAGACTTCTCAAAACTAGAGGACTCTTTTAAACTAGATTGAGAAAACTTTTTTTTCAACATTTCTGCAATTTTAGGATCGTACCAACCAAAGATATCGGTAAATAATTTCTTGTATTGTTCTGGTGTGGATTTAGAAGATAAGGCTTGTCTAATAGTAGTGCCGCTCATCTCGCCAAATCCTGTAATTTTAAAAGAGGTGTGAGGAGCAACGATCAAATAGCCGTGTTGTATGTAGCCTTGCATTTGCATTCCAGGTTTGTAAGCTTGGAAGTAAGAATCTCCTCCGTCTTTCTTTTTTCCTATCTTAAATCTAGGATCTTCCTTCATATCTTTCTCTCCAACCATGAAAACAACCGCTGTAGTCTTTGGATCAAACTTTTCGGTAATTTCTTGAGCTTGATAGGGATTTTTAACTTGAACAAGACTAGAACCATAGCCGTATTTGCTTATGATTTCTTTCTTTTCTTTAAAATTAAGAGGACTTTTAGGAGCTGTAACTACGTCGGATGTTGCAATGAAGGTTTTACCTTTACCAAATTTAGATTCTAACCACTTAAATGATTCTGCGTGGTGTCTGCCAAATGGTTGGAAGCGTCCTGGATATATTGCAATGATTGTTTTGATCATGGTAATAAATATCTAAGCGGTCTGTTCTATCTTGGATCTACCATTGACTTTGTTGATCTCTATATGGTGATCTACCACGTCTCTCATAGAGTCAATATGGGATATGATCATAATAAACTTAAATTGTGTCTTAAGATAGTCAAATAGCATGACCATTGAGCTCAGGTTAGTCTGATCAAGCGCTCCAAAGCCTTCGTCTATTGCCACAAAGTTGGGCCTAGGAAGAGTGGATACGTTGATAAGAGAGGTTCTGATAGCCAAACTTGCAACGAACTTCTCCATTCCAGAAGTAAGTTCCAAAGGCCAAAAGTTATCTTCGTCATAAGCGATGTATGCGTTTATATTTTTATCGTCAGCGTGTAAAACTACTGCAAAATCCACCAATTGTGACAAGATGTTGTTGATTTCGTCCTCAATCTGTGGTATTGTGTTTGCGATTAGTCTGTGAGGTAAACCGTCTCTGTGTACTGCTTGCAAATAGTACTGATAGTCTTTTGATTTTGCTTCCAAGTCCTTTAATTTCTCTATTGCCTTCTCATACTTGATCTTGGAGTTCTCGGCCAATCTTTTGTTCGCGGTAATATCTGCTATTGAATCGTTTTTGGTCTGTAAGTCCTTCTCAATAGTTTTCAAATCGGCTTTAATATTGTCTATTGACTCGTTAAGTTGCTTATTGGTTTCTATTGCTTGCTCTTGTTGATTGTGTGCTGCTATCTTGGCTTCTATTGTTGATAATAAAGTCTTACTATCGTTTAACTTCTTATTTAACTTGTTATCGTCTGCGTTTAACCTATTCTTTTGTGCCTCTAATTCTTGTAAATCTTTGTTGTATTGATCTTTGGCCGCTTTAATTTCTACAGCTTTAGAGTTCGTTTTGATTTGGGCTTCTAAAGTTTCTGCTTGATTTTCCAAATCTTTCACAGCTAGCTCTTCTGCTTCTATAGAGTTCTTTGTTTCTATGGCATCCTTTACAAACACATTGTCCATACAAAAACTACAATTAGGATCGTACTTAAGCTCAGCCAACTTGACCATTTTCTTTCTACTATTCTGTAGATTAGTGTTTGCTTGACGTAATTCTAATTTTTTGTCGCCTAATTGTTTAGTATCTAAATCGAAATCTTTTAACTTCTGACTATAATCTTCTAAGTTAATGTCTTTGATTAGTTTATTACTTACTGTTTGTGTATTTAACTCTATTATTTCTTTCTCAACTTGATTGATTATTCTATTATTTGTCTCTATGTATTTTATTATCTTTGCAATACCCACTTCGATAGTAGACTTTTGATCTTCCAATCCATCAATATCTACGATGTCTTTGTCTATTGGAATTAATCGCTTTGTATAATTTAATATGGACTCGTTTAATTCGTCTCTCTTTTCTTCTGTTTTTCTCTTCTCTTCTTTCGCCTCGTCTAAAGCTATCTCAAAAGTCTCTTCGTCGAACTCAGCCTTCTTAAACAATTGGTGATAGTCTTCCTTTTGATATTCCTTTAATAAGACGCTTACCTCTCGCATCTCGTTATTAGCCAAAATATACAAATCTTCGAACACATTGATGTCCAAAAATTGCGAAAGCAAATCTTTTCTTTCCTTTTGATTCATATCAATAAATCCAGTGTTATTGTTCTGAGTAGATAGTGTCGTAAGTATAAAGTCTTCGTAGTTGCCAAGTAAATTCTGAATGCTTTTGTTCGTATCGTTGCGCTCTTTACCATTCAAAGAAACTTTATTGCCGTCTTCGTCTTTGTAGTAGAAGTCAACGTTTACCTTTACATTACCAAGTTTTTGCTTGCTTCCCTTTCTTGATATAGTATACTCCAATCCATTTAATTCGAAGACTAATTTGCACGAAAAAGAGTCGGAATTGTTGTTCATGACTTGCGCGGACTTTGTTGTCTTCGAACATTTGTCGAAGATACAATAGGTAATAGAGTCGAGTAGTGTAGACTTTCCGCTAGCGTTAGGAGCAAACAGCCCATAAGTTCCCGACATGTTAGTAAAGTCCACAAAATTGCCTTTACCATAGCTAAACATATTTTCAAATTCGAATGTCTTTGGAAGCCACATAGAGTTTCTTGGTACTTCCAACTTAGGTAAAGCGTTGTTAATATTGCGGTTGATTTCGCAAACGTCTTTAATAGTTTGGTCGTCTAAATCGAGCTTGTCCTTAAGAAATTGCGCTAATATTGTATTTTGATATTCTATGTCCCTAACATCGTGAACGTTAAGTTTTCTATTATCGTTGGAAGAGTTGGTGAAGTCTTTTATCTTTTGCATAGAAACTTCAATAACATTCTTTTGCTGTTTAATATCAGCAATAATGCTCTTTATTTCAGACTGATTAGTGTTCTTATATTTTACTCTTAGATAAAGATTTTGAGGCAAAGAGTCTGGTAATGGATTGTAAATAGCATTCTCTACTTCGATGGTATAGAAAGCCGTGTCGTTGTCTATTTTAACGTATTCGGCTTGTTTTTTGTTCAAATCCCAAACAAATATACCGTGATCCAAAGACTCAGCATGATTTTGTTGAATCAAGGAACCGGGATATCCAATAGTTTTCTCTTCGTTTAAGAATTGTGTCTTGTGGATATCTCCCAACAAAACAATATCGAACCCATCAAAGTTTTCTACTTCAACGTCGTTATTGAATAGTCCAAATCCACCTTCAGTAGTAGTGCCATTTACTGGTCCATGGTACAAAGCAATCTTGTACTCTTCTTCTATTTGATCGGCTTTAATAAAATTCTCGCAATCGTCGAATACAGACCAATGGGCAAATGTTCTATCTCCAATTTTGAATGCCTCGGTCTCTTTAATGTAGAGTAAGTTAGGATGATCCAATGCATTTACGATTGGAGTTAACGCATCCATTCTTTGTGCATTGTTTAGATTAGCATCGTGATTACCAGGAATAAGTAACACGGGACCGATGTCTGCCAAGTTTTTTAGAAATGTTTGAACCTCGTTTACAAGTTCTGGAGTGACATCGGTCTTCGCGTGTACTATGTCGCCCGTCAGACAGATCAGGCTTTGTTTGTCGAAACTATTCGCAACGTAATTGGTAAGTTTAGAGAAGACTCGTCT